GAAGCCGATACAACCGAAACGCCCGCAGAGAGCGAAGCGGAAAAGCCGTACTTAACAGCTTCACAGGCCGAACGAGATAGACGGAATGAGCGGGATGCGGAAAGGTACATTAATGCGGCAAATGAGCTTACACCATGCCCGTTTTGCGGATCGCTAAATATTAAACCAGTTGACTATCCATCATCATCTGAATATTGGCATGAGTGTAAGGGTTGCGGAGCTTCTACAGGCATTTATGATAGCGAAATAGCCGCTAGAGCGGGATGGAATAGGCGAGTGTAGCGGGAAGGGGGCGCATTATGGATATAAAATCGCTAGAGGAATACAGATGGCTTAAAAATGAGGTTATACAGATAAATGAGAGCCTTACTAAGCTACTCGATAATCAAAATAACCTTGTTTTTGACACCGTTAAAGGCTCTAGCCATGATGCGCCATATCAAGAGCGGATCATAGTAATACAGGGGCTTAGTCAGAAATACGCCGCTACATACGCCAAACGAAAGCGGGGGCTAGAAGAACGCCTAAGCCGTTGCATAGATAAAATAGCGGAAATTGAGGATTTTATCAAAACCGTGCGCCGCTCTGATATTCGCCAGATTATAGAATATCGCTTTGTACAGGGTTTGAAGTGGAAAACGGTATCTAAGCGGGTTTATGGCCACGCAAGCGAAACAACGGCTTTAATGGCTCTGAAACGATATTTAGAGAATTTGCAAGCAAAGGGGTGGAAGTGTTAAGAATGTTAGTTTCCTTATGTGCTATAATGCTATTATGGAGTTTTGCGTAAACGACTACCACGCCTTGCGGCCACCACGCCGCAGGGCGTGTATTTTTGCTGAGGGGAGCGGGCGGCATGGTAGAAAAGAGAGCCATAGTCATTATTATGGAATTTGAGGGCGGCGAGGAGCTTACGCTAGATAAGCACACCACGTTAGACATACAGCGCAATGGGAAGCGGTTAAACATAAACGCAACCAACACAGAGGGCGATCTAGCCTTTAGTGCAGTATATGACAAAATACTAGAGTTTTTAGGCAAAAGCGAAACTTTCAGTTTAACCATATCCATAAGCGGCAGCGGGGCGGCGGCCTTTGGGGGCATAGTGGCAGACTACCACTTAAACGCAGCGCGGGAAATATTGACGTTTGGACAAAAACAGAGCGATGAAAGCGTGGAATAGAGCTTTTTATCTTAGCAGAGCTTGGCAAGAGTGCAGAGAAAGCTATTTGATAAGTCAGCAAAATATATGTGAAAAATGTGGGGAAATTGCAAAAATAGTACACCATAAGACCCATTTAACCCCTGAAAACATAGCCGACCCATTCATATCTCTAGCACATGAGAACCTAGAAGCTCTTTGCCAGACTTGCCACAACCGAGAACACCACGAAACGCCGAAAGCCTTGCCCTACGCCATTGACGGGGCGGGCAACATCGTCTATCCCCCCCGATCCGAGAGCCGCACCGCCGACCCACAGACCGAGACCGAAGAATAACTTTACCCTGCAAGTTGCGTGTGGGGGGTGTGGTATGCCGTCCGAGCGGCGCAAATTTTTCTAGGGGGGGGGGGGTATTTTTATGCCGATAAAAAAAGAGATAGATAAAGAAACCAGAATTAAGCGGGAACGCACAAGACTTAACAAAGTTTTCAAGACACTTGATAAAAATAAACTTACTACCGTGCAATCACTTATTAACAACGCCGCATTTATGGCCGTGACCCTAGAGGACTTGCAAGCCGAAATTAACGTCAAGGGCATTTCAGACAAATACCAGAACGGGGCTAACCAATGGGGAACTAAGCAAAGCCCCGAAGTGGAGGTATATATAGCCATGAGCCGCAACCTTACAACCGTGATTAAGGAATTAGCCAGCCTAGCCCCTCCAGAAAAGCGAAAGGATAGTAAGCTAGAAGCCTTGCGCCAAAAGAACAATGCGGGATAACTACATTTTTGAGTATCACGAAGGAATACAGAGCGGGGCTATCACGGCGGGCAAGTGGGTTAAGGCTATCTACTCCATTCTCATTAAGGGGCTTGAAAATGGAGAGTTTAATTTTGACAAGCAAAAGGCCAGCGTAGCCATTGAATTTATAGAAACATTTTGCCACCACAGCAAGGGGCGGGATGACCTCATAAAGCTGGAGCTTTGGCAAAAAGCGATGGTATCGGCCATGTTTGGCATTGTAAATAGTGACGGCTTGCGGGTATATCGTGAAGTTTTTGTAGTGATAGGCCGCAAGAACGGCAAGACGCTCTTTGCAAGTGCAGTTATGGCATATATGGCCTATCTTGATGATGAATACGGAGCAGAAATTTATTGCCTTGCGCCGAAACTGGATCAAGCAAATATTGTCTATGACAACTTCTATCAAATGATCCAGAAAGAAGATGAGCTAGACACCATTTCAAAGAAGCGCAGAAGTGACATATATGTGTCCGAAACTAACACTACAATAAAGCCGCTTGCTTTTAACGCTAAGAAGTCAGACGGGTTTAACCCTCACTTAGTTGTAAATGATGAGCTTGCAAGCTGGAGGGGTGACGGCGGCCTAAAGCAATATGAGGTTATGGCATCAGCAGTTGGCGCACGGCAGCAACCTATGATTCTAAGCATTTCCACGGCGGGCTATGAAAACGATAGCATTTTTGACGAACTTTTTACACGGGCTACAAGAGTGCTGGAGGGTGGAAGCCGTGAAAAAGAGCTTTTACCATTCCTCTATATGGTGGACGATAAAGACAAGTGGAATGACCTAGAAGAACTGAAAAAGTCTAATCCTAATATGGGCGTTTCAGTCTTTGAGGATTTTTTCATAAAAGAAATTGCAAAAGCGGAAATTTCACTCTCTAAAAAGATTGAGTTTCTTACAAAGTATTGCAACCTTAAACAGACCTCTAGTACAGCTTGGCTAGATAGCTTTGTCGTAGAGCAAGCGGGCAAAGTGGGAGCGGGCTTGACGCTGGACAGCTTTAGAGATACCTACGCCGTGGGCGGGATCGACCTATCACAAACAACAGACCTAACGGCGGCCGGCGTTCTTATTGAGCGTGACGGAAAAATACACAGCTTTACTCAATTCTTTATGCCCGCAAACAGGATAGAGCGGGCGCAAGCAACGGACAAAGTACCTTATGATATTTACGTCCGTAAAGGCATTGTAACTTTGAGCGGCGAAAACTATGTAGACTATACAGACGTTTACAAGTGGTTTATGAATGTGCGTGACGAATACGGCATCTATATCCTTAAAATAGGCTATGACCGATACAGCGCACAATATCTAGTTGACGAAATGAACAAAGCGGGCTTTCACATGGATGATGTGCATCAAGGCGAAAACTTAACGCCTGTTATCCGTGAGTTTGAGGGCATTATCAAAGACGGCAATTTTGTTATTTCAAATAACAAGTTGCTTGAGTGGCATTTCCTCTTTGTGGCCATGAAACAAAACCTTGAAACACGCAAAATAAGACCCGTGAAAATTGAGCAACGGGCAAGGATTGACGGATTTGTTTCAAACATTTGCGGAATGACAGTACGCCAAAAATACTATAGCGAAATCGGGCTATATCTTAAAAACGAAAGTTAGGAAGGGGGCTTTTGCGTGGGGCTATTTGATAAACTTTTCGGCAACCGCCGAGAAAAAGAAATGTATAACTACTTTAAGGCTTTAACCGCATATACCCCCGTATTTACCACGTTTGAGGGCGGCGTATACGAAATGGAATTGACAAGGGCGGCTATACACTCTTTTGCCTATGCGTGTAGCAAGTTAAAACCAGAGATACACGGGGCGGCCTACAGGAGCTTAGAAAACGTGCTACAGTTTCGGCCTAATCCGTTCATGGATACAAGCAAGTTTATTTATAGGCTTGCTACTATCTTTTCTGTAATGAACAACGCTTTTATAGTACCTCTGGAGGATGCGGGCGGCTCTATTATGGGCTACTATCCTATATACCCGTTTAATGCAGAGGTTTTAGACGTGGACGGCGTGGCCTACTTGCGCTTCACTTTTGCAAGCGGGGAGCGGGCGGCATTAGAACTTAGCAAAGTGGGCGTATTAACTCAATTTCAATTTGAGGATGATTTTTTCGGGAGTAATAACGCCGCATTAAAGCCCACGCTACAGCTAATTCACACACAAAACGAGGGCATATTAAACGCCGTGAAAACGTCAGCCGCAATAAGATTTTTAGGCAGAGTACCAAACGCTATAAAGCCTAAAGACCTTAAAGAGTTGCGGGATGCGTTTTCAGAAGAAAACCTATCAGCCGATAACAAGAGCGGGCTTTTGATTTATGATACCCGCTTTGCTGATATGAAGCAGATAGAAAACAAGCCATTTACTGTAAACGCCGTGCAAATGAAGCAGATAAACGAAAATGTATTTAACTATTTTGGCGTGAATGAAGCGATCCTTCAAAACAAGTTTACAGAAGATGAATGGAACGCATTTTTCTTAGGCAAGATAGAGCCGTTTGCCCTGCAAGTATCTCTTGCGCTTTCAAATATGACATACACGCAAAGAGAGATTGCACACGGCAACAAAATAGTGCTTACTTCCAACCGTCTACAGCACGTTAGTAACAAAACAAAAATGGAGTTTTCGACATCTCTTATTGACAGGGGGGTTGTAGTACCTAATGAAGCTAGGGAGCTTTGGGGCTTGCCACCTATTGAGGGCGGCGATGAGCGAATTATACGCCGTGACTACGTTAAGGCGGCCATGATGGATATGCGAGATAAAGAAATCCAAGAAAACCTAGACAGCGTAACCGAAACAGACGAAAACAAGGGGGGCGAAAGCGATGCCGATAATGAAGGATAGAGAGTACAGGGAAGTTAGGCGGCCATTTGCGCCGCCCGCCGCCGAGGGCGCAAGGCGGCTAGAGAGCAATTACTATGTAGAGGGTTACGCAACCACATTTGAGCGTTATTTGCTTTGGGATTTTGGCGATGTGCAGTATTACGAGTGCATAGCCCCAGATGCTTTCAATGGAGCGGATATGTCAGATGTGATAATGCAGTACGACCATGCAGGAAAGGTATTAGCCCGCCAACGAAACAACACGCTAGGCATTGAAGTAGACGAAAAGGGGCTTTTTATTTTCGCTGATTTATCCAAGAGCCAAGCAGCTAAAGAAATGTATGAGGAAATCACGGCGG